AGTATCAGCAAAAGTAATCAAATCGCATGAAATACCACGATTGACCATTTCAATTAAAAGGGCTGTGCTGTTTGTTCCAGCACCATAAGAAACAATATTCATCAAAAAAGCTCGGTTAAATCTACAAAGTTAAATAAATGCTTGGGAACGTCATAATAAGCTTCATGCTTTGTATCATCTCTCATTTCCCAATATGGAAAAGCTAAAGCAGTTAATCCTTTAATCCAGTAAGCATGAGTCATATCTTGATTTAATGCAAAAAACAAGGTTTTAGGCACTTCTAGCATATGTTTTTTACGAACTGGCACATGGATAGTATCAAAAGGGCAGTACGGATTCCATTGCCTTACTTCTACTTCAGCAAATCCTATAGGATTATCCCCTTTGTGAATGATAAGGTCTGTTCCATAAATATCAGGATTATCTAAAGCTGTAAATCCCCATTTCATAGAAATCCATTCAGCTACCGCAGCTCTAGCTGGAGGATCGTACTTGTCATGAAGGGCCTGATCAAACTTTTTTATCTTCACCAGCAATATCCTGTAGTTTTAAGGACATTTCTACTAAATCGGTAGCAATTTCATAAGCTCTTTGTTTATCTTGCTTAAGCATTGCATCGTAATAACCATCCAAAAGCTTTTTGGATACTAAAAAAGGTAAGCTAAAGTCTTTCATTTACATATTTCCCTGTCTGCGATTAGAAGATAAAGTGCGCCAAATATCAATAATCCGCATTTCATGATTGCGTTCATTGTCTATTTTCTTAAATTGTTTTAAAGCTTCAGTCCAAGCTAAAACTGCATCAGCGTATTTTGGGCTCGCCAAAGCTTTTGCTTCCCTCTCGGCTACTGTCCCCTCAGCTAGTAGAAAAGAATGGCTCTTAGCCTGTTTTAAGCCTTCCTCAAGGTATTTAACTTGCCCTGCCCAAGCTGCATGATCGTCATCCGTATTTGCAAGCTTGGTTAAGGCTTGTTCTACCCTGTTTTCATTAAGTTGCTCAAGGTTCATTCTCCTCTCCCTTTATAACTAATCTTTTCTAAATAATGATTGCCTACATCCATCGCTTTAGGCATTGGCATACCAACTTCATCCAACACAAAAGTGCGTTTATCAAGCTCTCCCATAATGTTTTTACGAGTTTTTAATAAATTTTTAGGGCTATGAAGTTCTTTTAAACCTATTTCAAACAACAATTCTGATACTTTTGTATCTGCTAATTCAAAAAAAGTAGTATTGACGTTTCCTTTAAAAAACTTCTCAGGAGCAGTACACATATCAAAAATATTGCGTAATTTATCGTTTTGATGGATTCGTAAAGTTATTTGATCATTTTTATGAGGTTTGACTCCAAAATGGAATCTGCAATAAAACTTGCTTTCTCCATTTGTTCCAGCAGATAAAGTTCCAGTAAGACCGCAACCATAAGCAGCACAATTTAAAGGCTGACCTTGTTGCTGCTGTTGTTCCTCTTGACTTCCGTATTTAACAAGCTTGGATTTCATAGGTATTTCCTTTCAATAATCTTTGTAAAGTTGGTAGGCTTGATTACCCATTCCAAATCAGCTAAAAATGGCCTTCTATCTTTGGATTGCGTTTTTCCTGTCAAAAATTTGGAATTTTTAATAAATTGAAAAAAGTCGTTTCTAAACCAATCCAGGGCTTCTTCTGAACTCTTACATTCAAATTCAGTAAACAACTCTCTCCATCTTTGTTTTAAATGAGCTTCTCTGGTCTTATTCCAAGAAATGACCTTTGGTAGCTCTGGTAGCGTTTGATGATAAATATCAATAATTGCCTGATGGGGACATGGTGGAATCTTAGATTCCGCAGAGATAGTCTTTATATCTTGGTTAATGGTTATTGGTTCTTGGTTCTTGGTTACGTTGTGAATCGGTTCTGATATCAGTTCTGATTTCATAGCTGATATCTTCTCTGATTTGATTCTGTTTGCGTTCCGAGCTGAGTCTGCTTTAGCCCTATATTTAATAATTTCATCATCGCAACGCTTAGAAATCCATAAATCACCTTCTTTATCAAAAAAAGTTTCCAAAATGTATTGAACATCAGAGCTGAAATCAGACATTCCTATACGTCTAGCAATAAGGGATGGCTCACCTTTTAAAGGGCTTTCGTCTAAATAATATTGGTCAATAAGCCTTCTGTAGGCCAAATCTTCCATAAAACTTAGATGCCTTGTATGAGCTGCATAATCCCCAATATGAAATGGGTAAAAGTTCATTTTCAGTCCTTAAATAGGTCTGGTCGTAAAATTTCTTTTGTCAATCGACCTTGCGATAACTCTCGCAATTTAGCCAAATGTTTAATTGGAATTTGACCCCTATCAGCCCAGTTATAAATGGCTGTAGGCCTTATACCTAAAAGCTTTGCCAAGCGCATTAAAGTACCAAATTCAGCCCTTAAAATTTCTAATTCATGCATATAAATCCTCCTTTTGTGGCACTATACCATAAATAAATGATAGTAAACAGATATAAACTAGGGAAATCCCCTATAAAATAATTGTAAAAAAGTGTTGCTAAGTGGTTTTTTAGTGTATAGTGGAGTCTAGTTCAACAAGTGATGAAGGGAAATAAAAATGAAATTAGGAATCAGCAAAGAAGGTTATGCAGAGTATGTTTGGACAACTCCTGACCGCTATGAAATTACTCAATCGCAAATTGAGGACATTCGTGATTTAGTTAAAGAAGCCACAGGAACAAATATGTCCCATAAAGACATTTTGAGAATGGTTGATTTATTTAAATGTATGGCAACAGATGATTTCAAGGTTTAAGGAGAAAGTGATGAAACAAATAATTGACTTTGTAGGTGTAGCAGTTCTTGGTATTGTTTTAGGCTTGATGTTTGCCTATGGTCTTTTAGGAGGGTTTTAATCATGGGAATGAATAGAGCTGATGCTTACTACGAGCCTGATGATTACGATGATCGTTCTGATGAGATTGAAGAACGCACCTGGCAACTAATGAAAGTTGGTGGCAAGTTTGATTACAAAACCTCAGGGGCTATTTCTGAGGCTTTAAGTGAAATGGGAGTTGATGATTCTCAAGCCCTTCAAGATGTTATTGATTCAGGTGATTACGAACAATTAGGTAGAAAACTAATCTCAATGGCTTGTGAATACATGGAAGGCCATGCCAAAGAAGTAGCTGAATTTGAAATTAACGATTAAGGAAAAGTGATGACTAAATTTTTAGAACTACGCAAAATCAACATAAATGAGCATACCGAAAAGAAAGGTAAATTTACATATCTAAGCTGGTCATGGGCCGTTGATCAGCTCCTCCAGCAAGACCCAACAGCTACATGGACTTATGGTGATCCAGTTTACTTTGCTGAAACTTTGATGGTTTTTTGCTCAGTAACCGCTTTTGGCAAAACTATGACAGCTCAAATGCCTGTCATTAATAATCAAAACAAAGCTATTGCTAATCCTGATGCAATGGCAGTAAATACCGCAATGCAACGATGCCTGGTTAAAGCTATAGCCCTTCATGGTTTGGCTTTGTATATCTATGCTGGTGAAGATCTTCCTGATGAAGATATACCTGATTTAACTGTATTAGCAAAAGAATGGGCAGCAGAAATCAATGTATGCAAAACCATTGACGATTTAAAACAAGTTTATGGAACAGCTTATTCTGCTGTAGCTAAAGACAAAAATGCCGTTCAAATAATTGCTAATGCAAAAGACCTACAAAAAGGCATTTTAATGGCATTGCAATCATGACCTGGGCAGATAAAGTAGCCATAGCTACGTTGGTTATAGCTTCAGTAATCCTAATGTCCGTAATTCGTTTAGCTATTCGTTTGGGGGGCATATGAACAAACCAGTAGCGTGGATGCACAAACCAAGTGGAACTGTATTTAATGAAATCATTGCTTGTGTAGAACCTGATGATTTAATTCCACTCTACACCCATCCAGCAGAACACGATTTAGGCATTGCTGAAGCTATTGGGTTTGAGAAAGGCTACAAGGCGGCAACAGCAAAGACACTAACAGACTTTGAAATTAAAGGTGTTATGGCTCTAGATGAATGTTGGATTGGTGAAGATTGCAGCATGCCAAACATGATTGCGTTTGCTAGAGCAATACTAAGAAAGGCATCCGAATGAACCAAGAATTGTTAAAACAGTTATTTGATTACAAAGATGGTAAGTTACATTGGAAAGAAAGCCCAAGCCGTAATGTAAAAGCTGGTGATGTTGCTGGTCATTATGGTAATCGTAGGTATGCCC